ATGAGAACTCTTGGTTTAGTAAGCTGCCAAGAACCAAAGCATCGTTACAGAAAGGCTTCACAAGAACATATTGACGTTCCAAATCACTTAAGTCGTCAATTTGCTGTTACGGCTCCAAATGAAGTCTGGGCTGGCGATGTTACGTATATTTGGACTGGTAATCGGTGGATGTATTTAGCGGTCGTTATCGATCTTTTTGCCCGCAAAGTGATCGGTTGGTCAATGTCTTTGTCGCCTGATAGTCGGTTGACAGGTAAAGCGCTGTCTATGGCCTATGAATCTCGCGGAAAGCCAAAAGGTGTCATGTTCCATAGCGATCAAGGCAGTCATTATACTAGCCGTAAATACCGTCAATTACTGTGGCGCTTTCAAATAAAACAGAGTTTATCTCGCCGAGGAAACTGTTGGGATAATGCGCCGATAGAGCGCTTCTTTAGAAGTCTGAAGACGGAATGGGTGCCAACTGTGGGTTATCGTAGCTTCGCTGAGGCTCAACAAGAGATCACCCGCTACATTATCGGATATTACTGCCAACTCAGGCCACATCAGTATAACGGTGGTCTAACTCCCAATGAATCAGAACGATTATATTGGGAAAACTCTAAAACCGTGGCCAATTTTAGTTGACCACTACACTACGTAGAACGTAGGCTTGTTCTGAGCGTTGTAAGCTGCAAACTTGTAACCATCTTCACGCATTTCTGCACGAGCACCTGTAGAGCCTGTACGGACTATCGCGCCTGTTAAGACGCCACCGTAGACCTCTGCATCGAAGATTGCGTTCTCACCTGTGAAGGTTCGAGTATTGATGTGGTCAGCATCAAGCATACCCGCTTTGATATTCGTTGCGTTTACCAACGTACCGTTGTAAACGTCAGCATGAACATATTGAGCCGCAATCTTACCGGCAGTGATATTGTCTGCGTTGAGGTTCTTAATGTACTGACCTTTACCGTTATAAGCGGTCTTTAGGTCATTGATACGAGCTGTGTTAACCGCCGTTAGTGCGGCTGGGGCTTTGTATGGCTGCGTTGAGCTAACGTAAGAGTTCAAATTACTATCTAGGTAGATACCTGAACCACCCCCGCTAGGGTTAGTACGTTCAACACCTGTAATATCCATATCTGAAGCAATGTGGTAGACCGCACCCCCTCCACGAAGGAAGAACGCAAAGCCCATTGAGTGATTCACGATGTAACAGTCAGCGAGAATCGTAGTGTACGCTTCACTGTGCTCTAAGATAGTTGAACGGTAGGTAGCACCACCCCAACCACCAAAGTTACCTTGCCACGTCAGCATCAAAGCTCCTTTGTGAGTAGCTGTATGCCACGAACTTGGAGCAGCCTCTGAATAACCACGCCAGATTTTAATCGTGCGTAGTTTGTCTTGATTACCCCCGTTGATAATCACAGGGTAATACTTGTTAGCATCACCTCCGATTGTGATTTTTCTGTAGTAGCGTAAACCCTCGTTAGACATCATTGTCTTTAAAGCGTCAGCGTTACCTTGAGGGATGCGGCTATCAAGACTGGTCTGAGCAGCAGCTTTAGCTGCTTCAGCTTTCTTTTGTGCTTCTTGAATTGACCTTGCTTCAGACGCTGAAATCTCACCATCGGCATAAGCCTTAGCTTTTACTTGAGCTAATTCAGCTTGAGCCCGTGCGTAAGCTTCAGCAGCAGCCTTAGCATTATTAGCTTTGTCTTGAGCACCCTGTGTTGTCTCAAAGCCAAGGTCAACTAAATCACCACGTTCTGTCACTTCGTAGAAACGAAGCTCATCAACTTCAGCAGTACCGTTACCGCCTGAGTAGTTAACAATGAACATAGGACGGACATAAGAGGTATTAGTGCGGAAGTTATTGTGGTTGTCACCGATTCCCTGAATGTAACCCTCAAAGGTTCTCCACCCACTCGCTACGGTTAGTGTCTGTGACTGAGCACAGAAGTAACGGTGTGTCCCTGCACCACCTGACAGGGTGTTGTAGTTGTGGTCTAGCGTAGCAACACCCGCATAGAAGCCACTTCCACCTACAGTCTTATCCTTGGTTTGACGGACTTTCACGACCATCTTGTACTTCTTGTTAGGGTCTACAGGAATTACAGCAGTTGAGTAAATCCAGTGATCACCTGTTAGGCTCAAAGCGTTACCACCTGTAACACCGGAAACTATTTTGATATTCCCTACACCTTCAAGCGTACTGATTGTGTCAGGGTTGCCGCTACTAACCTTAGAGAAGGTCTTTAGAGGTGCGGTTAGATGCGGGTCGAATTGACGCTTACGTTCTTTTTGGAGTTCGGCATCCGCATGTGCTTTAGCTGCGTTTGCAAGACGTTCAGCTTCAGCAATTGCCGCTTGTTCAGCCTTAGTAACCTCGCCATCAGCATAAGCTTTAGCTTTAGTCTCCGCAGCTTTAGCCTTTGCGTCAGCCGCAGCGATAGCAGCTTTCTCAGCTTCAGTAGCAACGCCATCAGCATAAGCCTTGGCACGTACCTCAGAGGCTTTTACCTGAACCTGTGCAGAAGCAATCGAAGCCTCAATAGCCTCGTTCTTCTTAGCTTCAGCGATTTCATCAACGCGGCTGTAATCGACCTCACCATCGTTACCTTTCATTTGAATTGGGAACGACCAGAAAGTCAGTGGTTGGTCTATTGTTTTAGCTAGTTTCTGAGACATCCAGTTTGCACCGTCAGAGTCTTCAGTCCAACCGCCTGTGTTACCTACCCCTTCCGGCGTCATTGGGCGTTGGTTCACAGGGTTCTTGTGGTAAACGACGAATAGACGCTCACCGTTAGCACCGTTCGAGCCGTTCATACCCGCGATACGGTGAACACGCCCCGCGGCTTGTGGTACACCGTTAATTACACGTCGAGTTTGACGATAAATATCCGAGGTACGCATATCTGCACCCCACGCTGTCCATGAGGCATCAGGATTGATCACCTGACCGTAACGGTACTGTTCATAGATGGTGTTACCGTCCTGACCATTTGAACCGTCTTGACCATCGTGACCATCACGAACCTTGCAGATAGTCATTGTGTCAGTCACACCGTCAACAGTAACGGTAACTTTCACGCTGTCGTGATTACCCATTGAGGTGTATTTAAGAACACGCTCGCTAGGGTTTGACGTTGTGGCTAGTGCAACAGAAGGTGAAGTAGTCCAGTTAACCGAACCCTCTACGTTCTGCGTGAAGGCACTCATGATGATCAGTGAAGGGGCAGCAACACCACTCTTATTCACATGGAATGTCTGACTGTCTGAGATTAGACGTACAGATTTCGCAGACTCCACACCATCGTAAGTCAGTGTGATTTCTGGCGAGTATTGAAGACCATCACGTCCCATTGTGTCGAAGTGAGCAATACGCATGTAGCGTGTTGTCTTGTCAGGGAACGGGAACACATAGAATGACTCTTTGCCTAGTGTGGCGTGAAGCGTTGAAGCACTTGGGGTGAACCCTTTAGTGGTCGAGATATGAACCTCTGTACCCGCAAAGTCAGGCTCAAAACAAGGACTCCATTCAACCGTTGCGCTGCCGTTAGCGTTGGTTACGTCCACGTCACCCGCTACACCGATTTGACGGTTGTTAGCAACCAGTTCAGTTACCAGTGAGCTATTACCTAGACGGTCTTCGATAGAGATACGGAAAGTGATCACACGTGAAGGCTGACCACCCATCATTTCCTTGTTCTTCTCTAGGTCTAACGTGAAGTTTGACTCTTTGGTAGTCGTTGCGTACTTCATCACACCATTAACCACAATCTGAATTGAGTATTGGTGGAACACGTCAGCAAGCTTACCCGTTGAACCTGCACTGTTAGGCGCATCAGAAGACGGGATGTTGTCTACCTCAACGTTGGTCATATCGTCCCAAGTGAACTTGAAGTTAGGCGTTGAGGTTTCAACTTTAAGACCTGTAACTTCAGGAATCACGTAAGCAGGACGCACGTTGACGTTGGTGATTGTTGTCCAATCAGAAGAACCAAGGAATAACTCGTAGGTACGAACACGGAAGTCGTAACGAGCTTCTTTAAGGTCTGTTAGCGTGAATTGAGTACCACGGAAAGCAGACGTTAGGCGCGTCCACTTAGACGCTGAACGTAGCTTGTATTCAATATCGTAGGCTGTACTTGGAGTGAAGCACGAAGCTTCCCAAGCAAGCAGACCATAACCGGTATTAACGAAGCTTGACAAAGTGAACATTACGTTCTTAGGAGCAGGTACGTTATCGTCAGGCTTGGGACGTGGCAAGCCGCCTGTACCCTGCACCGTACCATCGTAGACTGAATGGTCATACTCGATACAGTGAATCGTTGCGATATTGAAGCGGTCTGCATCAGTGGCAACCTTCATAGACTGCACACGGAATAGCTTGTTCTTGAAACCGTAGACCTCAGAAGAAATACCGATAACATCCCACGGACGCAACTCAGAGAACTCATGAAGGTCAATATCGAACGAACATGACATTTGGAACTTAGCCTTGTTGTACACAAGGTTCGTCATGTATTTAACGCAGTGTTGAACCACACCGCCCTCAACCTCGTAAGCGTCACGAGCGTAAGGCATCTTCAGAGATTTCGTGATGATTTTACCGTCAGCCATAACGCGAGGGTCACTAGCTGCATTCTGAGGAATTACGAAATCATCATCGTTGTCACGGTTAATCTCTGATTTGAATGTGGTAGATACTACGTTGTAGTAAGAGCCTGAGTCAGCAGGGCTAACTTTAAGGCTGTTCTTTAGGATGTTGTCTTCGTTCAGCTCGTAGACAGGAGCTAGAACTTTCTCTTCCACAAGGAAGGTAATCTTACCGTCAACGATAGCCAAAGCACCGCCACAGCAAGCTAACATATCTTGAAGAATGTCTGCGAACTTAGCACTCGCATCAATCGCAGAGTTAATACGAAGGTCGTTAACCTCACAGAACGTTGCACCGTACTTGAACGACTCCATGTTGATGTAATCAACGGTTATACCCATGCCGTAGTAATCGTTCATTAGGAAGTCGAGCGTAGCCAACGCTGTGTTACTACTTTCACCGTTCACATGGCCTGTACGAGGGTCAAAGACCTCTGCACCTGTCACAAGGGCGTTGATGTTGTAACGGTCTGAGAAGAAAACGTAATCTTGATCAGTTGAGTAATCAGCAAAGATAACGATGTGAGGGACGCAAGCACCGCGATGGTTGGCCGTCCATTCACCGTCACTGTTGTCAATTGCCAACTTAGCGGCTACTTGGTTTGCTTGACCTGAGCGCCACTGCATCTTGAAGCCTTCAGACTTCTTATAGCGAGGACGCATTGAGCTAGAGTCATAGATACCTGAAGAGGCATTAGCAGGGTCAGTTAAGTCGTTCTTGTTTTCCTCGAACATCTTAACATCATCAATCCACACGTTATGGAAGCGCACCGCACCAACACCGCCAACACTGAACACATCAAGGCGGTAGGATTGGTCGTGGTTAAGAACGTTAGAATAAACGTAGGAACAGCCTACGATAGCCGTACCGTAAACACGGTTGCGAGGACTTTGTGTACCGTTCTTAGTTACCTTTGTACCCGCAATAGAATCATTAGATTTGTTGTCCGGCATTTGAGTCATTGTGTAGATGGTTGCACCTACAGACAGACCTACCGAAATCCAAGCAACAGTAGCCGCAGCTAAACCCATTAGTTACTCTCCTTTTCTAAAAACTAGGTAGTCCTCCCGTTGGTAGTTTTTGGGAGAGACAAGACCAAAGACCTCGTGGTCAGTTACGCCGAACCACGAAGTCCCTAAATTCAGATAAACGTTGTGTTGGTTTTTGAAGACGACCACATCAAGCGGTCTTTCGAAGCCTTGAGGGACGAGAGAGAAGCCTTCAGACTCTAGGTACTCTCTTAGGGAGCGAACCCCATAAACACGAAGAGAGGCTTTTACGCCTCCCTTGATGGTTGAATATGTACCGAGCATCTTGTTGTAGTTCTCTTCGTCAAATATCTTGAGAACCATGAGGTTGCAGTCTCGTTGCCCCCTCACGTGTTCCTGTCCACGGAACTCTCTAATCACTTCTTCTGCTTTACTGAACATGATTAGTCTCTCCAGTTCTCATCACCGAATGATGTGTCTGCCGTGTACTGGAAGAACATATCCCCTGCGTGAAGGGCTTGGTGATGTGCTAGTGAGGTGGACATTAGGAAGCTTGTTTTATCAAGGCTTTTGAACGCTGATTCAGTCTCAAACTTAACGCTGATACTCGACGAAGCCTCATCGAATTCCGTTACGGGAGTCTGAGCGAATCCGCGATGGTAGTATTTCGCTGAAGACACGGTATCTGTGCCATCAGGTAAGGTTGCGAGAAGAATATCTACGGGAGCATTACGGAAACCTTCTTGCTCAAGAATGACACGGTAGACGGGGTTAACGCCTGACAGCGTAATCTCCACGCCTTCCGTAATGAGTTCATAACTCGATTCCGTCTCACCAATCTCTAAGAGATCCCCCGCAGCACTCCACGTAACACCGCCATGTTGAACATCAAAAGGCGCGTTGGTGAGACGAACAGGGGTTACTTCGCCCGTTGATTGATCTTTATAACGCAACTCTAGTAATAGAATTTGTGTTGAAGCCATTGTTACCTCTTTACTGCATTAACTCAGTCCACGACAAAGTAGCTTCTGCAATTAAGCCGCCTTCTGAGTGTTGGATTGTTGTTTCGTTACCATCTAACAACGCTGTAATGTGCGGATTCTTAAAGTTGGCTTCCGCTAAGTGTTGTTGTGGTTTCTTTAAGGAAGGAACGATTGAAAACACACCGTCCCCGTCAATGTTCTCAAGCACCGTGTAGACCTTCGTGTCGTTAGGGACTGTGAACACAGAACCAAGCGAGATAAGCTTTCCGGTGTGAGATAGTTTGATTTCGTTAGCACCGCGAGAATGCGCAGTGTTAACCGTTGGATTGACCACTAGGTCAGGGTGTGCGTAAGCACCACCTAGCGGTAATTTGAAGGCATTCAAACGACCTCTTAGACTTGCTAAGAATCCGTTGAGGATACGGACGTTCTCATACCCGTAAGCCAATAAAGTGATAGTCCCCTTGTACCACTGAATCCCTGAGTCATGACGGTACTGAATACCTGACATAGACTCAGAGGCGTAAACACGGTGATAGTTCGTAATGGAGACTTCTGTTAACTTTAATTGGCTAGGTAAAACCTGAACCATGTTAACGACTCCTTGAACGTGTAGGACGCTTACGTTCTTCGCGTTGGACTAACGCAGCGATTGTTGATTGTTGTTTGGCGAGGGCTTGAGCCATGGCCTTCTCATCAACTAGGTTTGCACCCATGTTGATTGTTGAGTTGATCACTGTACCTCCACCTGAACCCATTGAGGCTTGACGGTCTACAGCGTCGATGTATTCCCCTACTTTGTCCTTTGGAATGACAATCTCACCACCTTCCATGTAGTAAGTACCGTCACGAGGAATCTGACCGCCGTTGTGGAACTGACCTTGTACCGCTTGGATACCTTGAATAGCAGCACCAACCTCACCCGCAGCGAGAATCGCTTGACCTGCTTTGGCATACCAAGGCAACGTAGGGTCAGCCCATGCGTTAGACACAGCTTGGTATTGAGCAATCAAGGTCTGACTCAATGCAGCACTCTTAGTCAGAATGAACGCAGCCTTAGCCATTGACTTACTGTTATTGAAGAAGGTCTTCATACCGTCAATCGCTGTGCCGTACTTCATCATTTCAAGGGCGATTTCGTCATGGACTCGCGTTAGGGTTAGGTCTTTGGAGAGTTGAGCGTACTCAGCTTCAGTGATGTATTTATTCTTGAGCATTTCCTTGTACTCAAGGTCTTGAATCTGAGCGTTAATCTTCGCTTCCTGTGCGCTGTTGCGGTAGAAGTCCTTAGCCATTTGTAAGCGAGCATCAAGGTGTTCCTTTTCCTTGCGTAGCTTTTCGTCAGCTTCACGTTGGTCACGTTCTGCTTGCTCCTGAGCGATTCGCTTACGTTCCTTAGCCTCTAACTCAGAGAGAATCTTTAGGGTCTTGTTGGCATCGTTGATTTGCTTCGTCAGTGCCGCTTTGTTTCCGTCAGTAACCGGAAGAGACTCATAGTATTTCTTAGTCTCTGCCACCTTCGCCTTCTCAAGTTGTAATTGACGTAGCGCACTGTCTTCACTTAGACCTTGTGCAGCGAGATAGTCCTTGATTAGTTGAGAGCCTTCACGGATACGGTCATTGATGATCAGTTGCGTACTTGCCTGACCTTCCATTGTCTTGACGACTTCAAGCTTCTTAGGGTCATATGTGACCGCATCAACACCATCAATTAGTTGCTGTAGGAAGCCACCGCTAACCTCTTTGTTTAAATCATCCTTGACCTTTAAGAGTTCATCTAACTGCTTCTGAAGGCGTGGAATCTCAAGACCATACATTGCACCTGCATGGAAACCTGAAGACTTCTTACCCGCCTCAATCCGCCGTTGAATATCTGAGATTTTCGATTCAACTTTGATTAGCTCCATCAAGGCGTTATCTGATAGGCCGTCTAGGAAGGACGAATCGAACTTACCTAGCTGCATCATCACCTTGTACATGAACTTCTCAATCTGTACTGAAGCGGTCTGAATCACTCGAAGGATTCCGAGAGCAATCTGTTTACTGAAGTTGAAGATCACTTCACCCGCAGTCTCACCCTCTGCAATCATCCCTCTGAACTTCTCTGTAGCCTTATCGAAAATCGAGGTGAACGCCTTACTGAAAATCGCAAGGGTCGTGTTGGCTACCTCTGAGATAATGATTTTCAGACGGTGGAACGAGGCGTACATATCGTTAACCATATGGATTAACTGACCGCTTGTACCCGCGCCTAGACCTTCTGCTTCAGCCATGAAATCACCTAGCGTCTTACCGCTACGGGTCATTGTGGTGGACAGACGGTACATACTGTCGTTGACCTCATCAGCCCAAAACTTAGCTGTGCTTGGGTCAAGTCTTGAAATGGTTTCTTGGAAGCGTGTGAACTGTTCTGTAGGGTCTAGAACCATCCAGTCCTTAGCACTCTCACCGATACTCAAGAAGAAATCGACTAGAGCACCACCACCTGAAGCTGCGTCAACGATACGAACGTTTAAGTCCTTTAAAGCGTCTGCTAGGTATTCGTTCTCAAGACCTAGCGTGTTCGTTGCGTGTGTTAGTTGTGCGTATGTTTCTAGTGTTACACCTGCCGTGGTTGCCATACGCTGCATTTCACGTTGGTTTTCGTAAAGCTGATAGCCAAGCGCACCGAGAGCAGCCGCAGTACCAGAACCAACGAGTCCTAAGCGGGTCATTGAACCCATGAGGTTTCGTAAAGAACCCGCCATAGTCCCTACTTTAGAATTGAAGGAACGAATATCCTTCATCATCTTTCCAAGGGACTTTTTGAAACTCTTTTGTGCTTGTTCTGTCTGTTGAATCAGTTTGGCTGCGTTGGCACTCATGGCAATATTTACGTTACCAATCGTAACGTTCTTTCCTGCCATTAAGCCTCCTTCTTAATTAACCAAACATTGCCGTTAATTTATGATGTAATTCTTTCTGAGAAGCTTCATCATGACCTTCTTTAATATCCACCGACTCTTCTTTCATGAATGGGAATATATCGTCATAAGCGAGCATTTTACCTTTACGACCTACCGTTGAATTGTAGGCAGCCGCAGCGATAGTACCCGCTTGAATCCACGAATTACTATTTAGAAAAGGCTTAACTTGGTTAAGAAGGAATAATCTATAAATTAACGCCATTGGTTGCTTGTTGAATTCTTCAAAGGTCAATCCCCAATAAAGCATCAATTCTAAACAGAAGACCTCGAACGTATTGTTTCGAAGTTCTTTTAGTTCTTTTTTAAATCTTCACCTGTTGAAAGGTTTGATAGTTCTTGCACTTTAAGAGCAAGCGGAAGTACGAATGAAATATCTGCTTCTTTTAAGATCTGCATATCTTCATCTTTAAATAGACGTTGTTTATTTTCGTCAAGAACACAGCGAACAACTAGAGCAGCAAAGTAGCTTTCTTGGTTCATGTTACCGTGTTCGTCTGTTTCACTTTGAGCAGCAGCAAAGAGGTAATCCATTGTGTTCATGCCCTTCACGAAATAATCACCGTAACCGTCTACAGTGAATTTAACTGGTTTGTTCATTAGTCGTTTTAGTAGTTCATTGCGATTCATAAAGTCTCCTTCTGATATAAAAAAGGACTACCTGAAGTAGTCCCTTAGTTGATTAAGCTTTAGCGGATAACGCACCCGCTTTGTTCTCTTTATGTACCTTACCGTGTACAACTAGAGAGACTGCATAACGCACCACGTCGTCAGCCGCAGAGCTAATACCGAACGAACTCACCTGACCATCGAACATGTAGTCTGTTTGACGTTCACCTTGAACGAGGCGGATAGCGAATGAAGCTGTGTTTTGGTTTGCGTATAGAGTTTCTAGAGCTGTTTGACCTGCATCTTCCGTGTTCGCTAGGAACTCTAGGTCAATCTGTCCAACGTTCTTCACTGTTGTGAAAGTGTTTGTGTAACCTTCACCGTAAACAGTTACTTCAGTTGTATTAGCGGAGTCTTTAATATCACCAATGCTTGTAATATCACCGACCTCCAAAGTGAAACCTGAAGCAGCCTTAGTGCCTGCCGTTAGGTTGTATAGAAGTTTCGTGTCAATACCACGAGTACCACGACCGATACCTGCCATATAGTATTTCTCCTTATTTTGTTTTTATTTTGAAGAAAAGGACACACTCGTAGTTTTTATTAATATTCATTCCTAAAGTTCCATCCGTTAATTGACAGTCAATAACTTGGAACTCACCTAACTCACCTGTGAAGCCATCGAGCAATTCAATTACTTTGTCACGTAGCGCACGAATAGGTACATAACGAGTATCAATAAGATTAATTTGAATATCGTAATCATAGCCGAGGGGTTTCCCTTTATTTGAATAGATAGACTCACCACGAGAAATGTTTGAATCAATAATGAAGGCGGGATAATTCGCACCTTCTGATTTCTTTGCGATATAACCCTGCATACCACCTAAATGTGGCTTCAGGAATTCAATAAGTGTTAATTCCACGCTTACCTCTTATTACGTTTTCTCTCTAATCTCCTTAATACTTTCAACCAACGATTAGATAATGAGGACGCAAAGACATTAATTGCTTGGTTTGCTTTATTTCGTTGGGAAGGCAATAAGAAAGGTTGAGCTGCCATTGCCCCAACTTCTCGCAACCAATAGTCAGTTTGTCCTTTGGTAATTCCGTAAGGGGCTTTCTTAACGACTTGTAAGAATGAATCACGACCAAATTCAACAGCCGCAGCATATTCAGAGACAGGGTGTTTAAAGGTAATTACACGCCTTGCGATAATTCCGCTTTGTAGCCATTTCTTGCCATGCGCTGAACGCTCGACCATGTATTTAGGATCACCTAAGTGAATATCCCGTCTTTCTTTGGACTCGTTCGCTAGAATATCTGCACGAATCGTTGGGGCTTTGATTAGACACTCCCTGTAAATGACTTGATGAGCGTCCCTAAGAGCACCTTGGATTACCGTGACGGAATGGTTCTTTTTCTTCTTGTATGAAGCACCTACTTCACCAAAGAGCTTGACCATTTCGTTCTCGATACCCGCGAGGTCTACCCGTCCGTTGAATTCGAGTTCAAAAGAAACCAAGTCATACTTCGACATTGGTTACTCGCTTAACGCCCTCATAGCGTTTAGCCTGTAGCCGCAACTCACGGTCTTTATACTCAATATTCTTAATACCGAGCACGTCATATTCGTGACCTCGATGAACAATGATCACGTCATGTTGATTGTCTTCAAGTCTCTTTGAGTAAGGGATAGTGAATTCGACAAGTTCAACGCCTTGAAGGTCGTCACCTGCCGATTCGATGGACTCAAGAACGCGCACAGAGCCACAAGGTTTCCCTAGTAGCTTCCATGCGCTAACCTCATTACCAAAGAGATACGCTTCAGGGGCGTAGACTTGAAGACGGTGACGCAAAGCACCACGTCTCATTTACCACCCCCTTAAACCGAGTAGATTTTGTGTTTATTCAGCAGGTATTGGTGAGTCACAGGGACTTTCGTCACTGTCACACCCTGACCTACTGTTGCGTCCTCACGCATTTCGTAGAGAGTTGCCACGAGCATAAGGACAGCGTGTTTCACGTTCGCAGGGATTTCGTCAGCACTCCACCCCGTCACCAACGTGACTTGAATGTCGTATGCACCCGCAACGGACATACCACGACGAAGAACGATACGGTTGCGCAGCAAGTCCAGTTCGTAATCTTCCGGTGACAGCGTAACCTTTACATCGAGAGACGCTAGGCGGTAAGTAATCTCTTTGATTTCCTTAGCACGACCTAGCGGGAGGGCTTGATTGAAGTTGGACAAGCCAACAAGAACCACGCTTTCGATAATCAAGCGGTTCATATACGATTCAGCCGTACAGACCGCAGCGTCCACGAGAGATTCAATGTAAGCGCGGTCTTCTTCGTCCCACACTCGAAGGTGAGACGCTACTTGCTCAAACGGAACTACCTCAGTGAAAGCGCGGCTAAGAATAACGTGACTCATAGCCGCACCCCTGATTAAGCTTTCTGTAGAGCGATACGGATAGCGTCAGAGTTACCAACAATTTCACCGAAACGTTGGTCAAGGTAGATTGTACGAGCACCTTTAGTGGTAATGTCGTCAATCAGGAAGTGTTCTGAGCCAGCCAGAGGAACTAGCTTGAACGCCGCCTTCAAGTCACCGTAGATTACAGGCGTTGCGTCAGTAGCAGAGTTTGGCAGTTGGTCAACAATCACGATAGGACGACCTAGCAGGATGTAACCTTCACCCCAAGCTGCACCTGATACTGAGAACTTACCGAACTCGATGATTGGGAAGCCTTGTTCAGTGCGCAGTTTCTTCAATTGGCTGAAGGTCTTCAGGCTCATGTACCACTTAGCAGTAGATTGGTACTTCTGAGGCAGTGCCGCTTGAAGATCAATGAAGTAGTTCTCAACGGCTTCAGTGGTTGAACCGAAAGCACCGTCAACACCTGTCTTGATCACTTGGTAAATGTCAGGGCTACGCTCACCGTCAGCTTTCAATGCTTCTGCGAAGCTATTCTCACGGTCAACACGGAAGTGCAGCAGGCCGCGCAGGTTTTGGATGCCGTTTGCCTTCTTACCGTCACCGTTCAGCAGCATGTCAATCAGCTTGTAAGTCCACTCTTCCGCAATCAGGGACATCAACTCACCTTCTACGTCAATGTGAGAATCGCGCAGGATTTCGTGAGTCATTACAGGCATTGCGAAAATCTTAGCGAACAACGCTGACACTTCCACGTAGGTTTGTGTATCAGTGGTTGATACCGAAGTGGTTGTACCGTCCTGTTCACCTGTTTGTTTCACGTTAGGACGTTTCTTCAAGACAAGTTGACGGAAGTCTGTGCTCGATACGGTTTGGTTGCCGATTTCAGACAGGAACACATCGTTAGCCACTGCAAGCTTGATGATTTCCTTCGACATTTCTTGTTCGATGGTGTTTGCGTTCGCTGTCAGGTCTAGCTGTTTAACGAACGTGTCCATGCTTGCTTTAGCAGGAGCAGTGTTCAGGAACTTACGAACAACTTCACGACGTTCAGCTTTCTTCTCTGCTTCTACTTGTTCAGTCGTCTTGTTCGCACGTGCTTTTGTCTCTACGTCTGCCAGTGCGTGAGCAAGTTCAGTCATTACTTGCTTCATTTCCGCAGTGTTGGTGATTGCTTCGATAGATTTAATGTCAAATTTCATATAATTCTTGTCCTCTTTGTTTAGGTAATAGAAATCCCTCAGTGCCCTTAACGAGCACCGAGTAGTGAGGTTTGTGTCTTCCTATAGGGAGGGAGGTTTTACTTAGTGAAGAAGTCGTCTAGAGAGTCAGATTTCTCATCCGGCTCATCGGTAGGTTGTTCTTTTTGTTCGTCTTCTGGTTCTTCTTCTTCGTTTTCTTTAGCCAGAACGTCAGCGTCACGAACACGGTCAACACCTTCGATTGCGTCTAGAGCTTCTTTCAGGGACAGGCCGTGTTTCTCACACAGACCTTCAAGGGTCGACTTGATCTCTTCTTGAGCCGCAGCTTTACGCTGTGCTTCTTCTTCAGGAGAGACGTAATCAGGTAGGTATTTCGCTACGATAGCCATTGCCAATTCTTCAGCAGCGCCGTAGCTCACTAGGAATGATTTGAGTTCTTCCTGACTTGGAAGACCTTTTTCGTTAAGTTTCATTTTCTTCACCTCTTCAATTCGTGCTAGTTCGTTACATGGGAAAGTCACTAGGGACGTTTCACGTAGCTCTAACTCTTTGAGGTAATTGGTTTTAGTCTTTGAATCGTACTCCTCTTCAATTACCCAATAGCCAATGCTGATACCTGACAAAGCACCTTGTTTCGCAAGGGCATAAGCCTCACGACCTAACGCTGTATCAAGGTTGATGTAACCATCACCTTCAAGACCTCGTGCAGTTTCACGGAGGTTCTTCCATACACCGATAGGCTTGTCAGGGTCGTGTTGCCACAGCATGACTAGGTAACGACCACTTTCTTCAATCATCTTGATGCTGTGCTTGAACGCACCTTTGAGGGTCACATCCCCTGCGTGGTCTTTGTTACCAAAGTAGTTAAGAACCCCTGAAATAACGCCTTCGTTACTTACACCCTGAACATCAAACTGAAGAGTCTTTACCTTGCTCTTTCTCAGCATCGTTAGGGTTCACCTCTTCTTCTTGTTGTTGTTCTTTAGGGGTTTGTTGTGGAGGGTTCAGTAGTCTCTCAGAGAGCTTCATGGAGTCCTTCTTCGTGCCCCATACGTAGTTGTTCGATTGGATTACGAATAGGTCTGTCTCGTTAGCAGGAGCTAAGTCGAACATTTCACGAGACTCTTCGTGACTGATAATGCGGTTCTTGATAAGGATTTCCGCTACTTCCGCTTGGGTGCGAATGTCACCACGAACGAATTGACGTGTGTCAAAACGAACCACCATGCTTGAAGGGAGCAACTTGTTGTAAGCGTTCTCTAGCTTGAGGATGATTGGCATCAACGTGTTCTTCAGGAAGTGAAGGTTGTTCTGTTCCACGTTGTTCATGGTTTGTGCGGTTGTGTCATTGAGCATGTGTACAGGAACACGGAACGCCGCAGCGATTTGCTCACGACTAAAACACAACATTTCTAGAAGCTGTGCGTCTTGGTTAGTCATTGTGATGTTCGTGTACTGTAAGCCATGCTCAAGGACGGCCACCTTACCTGCGTTGTCAGTACCACCGTATGCACCGTTCCAGCTCGCTTGCAGACGCTCGATAGCTTCATCATCGAGAGTGTCCTCAGTGGACAGGACACCGCTTAGGCGTGTGCCGTTCTCAAAGATTTTCGCTTCGTGGCGTTGAGCTGCCATAGCTGTACCGATTTGTTCAGCCATGAGCGCAATTGGTGAGATACCTTGAAATCCGTTGAGGGATTGCAGCTTAATATCGAGAAGACCTTCGTCAGCGAAAGGCGGTAAGGCTGTTTGGACGTTGCCCTTGTGGTCAACCCATCGAGCCATTGGTACACCGCCTGTCGTTAGACCGATTGAGGCGTGTTCGAGGTAACGCATAGGAAGCAGTTCAGAGACGCCACCTAATGAGTTTTTGCAAACCTCAAGGAAGGCATGGCCGCGCAGCATCAGAGCAGTCACAAGATGCTCGTTTAACTCCTGAGAGGTCATGAACCCGTTTGGGTTTTGACAGAAGATTTTGAACTCGCGAGTTGTCTGTGAGACTTCTTCGAGGATTCCACCCTTCTGTCTATAAAGTTTCATTGGAATCATGCCGATGGACTCACTGAGAATACGCACACACGTGTAAACGTCAGCTTGTCTCATGGCCGTGTTATAGGTCACATTAACCCCTGCATGACGTGAGCCTTCTGCTTTCAACTGAGCGTCAATGTAGGGGTTAATGGATTTACTTTGCGGTTCTTTGGAACTCTTAAAGAGCCAGTTCAATAAACCCATTTCACCTCCTTAGCCAAGTACAATTAGACCTCTTCCGCTTCTACCTGAGTACGGAGACTGTTTAGGTTTCTCTTGAATCTCAGCCATTGAGAGAGCAATGATCGTAGCAATCACAGGGTCTATCTTTTGTGTGTTGTGATTTTCACGGAACACCTGAATGTTCGAACGGTCGTCCGTCTTAACGACCGCGCAGGACGCAGCCCATTCAAAGGTCTTATCACCGTTGTAGATGAACGAACCGTCATAGATGTAACGCTCAAGAAGCTTTGAGGCTTCTGAGAGGTTCGCTTTCGATTGGGTGATGGAAACCATAGGTAGGCGTTGCTTCTCTAGTTGAGTTGCAATAGCGGTCATGTGGTATGGGTCGTAAGCGATTGTTTGGACGTTGAAACGCTTAGACGCTTCAATCAGAACGTGACCGAGCGTTGAGTAGTCCATTGCTTCCACGTTAAGGATGTTCAGGTATCCCTCATCGTCTAAACGCAGATAGCGTTGACGCATTTGTTCAGATACCTTGTCCATTGCGGAGTTAGGTAGGAAGTTCTCGTAGAACACGTTGAACGTTCCGTTATCGTTGACGAACAGATAACACACAGAGGTCAAGTCGAGGTAGTCAGCGAAGTCCACACCGATAATGCAGTCACGACCTTCAAAGTCTTCTAGACGTGCGTTAGGGTCAGCACACTTGTAGAGTTTGTCTAGGTTTAGCCACGCTTCAGCGTTGTTTACCCAAACATTCAGACGTTTTGTTAGGAAGTTTGCCCGTTCTGAAGCCATACGTTCAGCTTTACGGCAAAGACGCTCAATGTCCTCTTCCTTCACGGACACACCAAGACAAGGGTTTGCTTTAATCCAGCAAGTACGGTCGTTGAACTTATCACCATCGTCTAACGTGTAGTTCATGGTGAAGACGTTCTCTTCAAGCCCGTAGTTCTCTAGGATTGTGCAACCATCATCAAACAGTTCCTTACCTATACCATCTAGAATCCAACCCGCAGTTGAAATCGAGAAAGCTAGAGGCTGTTCACGAGCACCTGTTGAGGTTTCCATAACGCCCCAAAGGTTGCGGTCTTTCCATGAGTGAAGTTCGTCTGCAATGAAGCAGTGTGTGTTAAGACCGTCCAATGAGTTTGAGTCAGACGCTAGAGGTACGAACTTAGCGAATTCTGCATCAAACGTGATGGAATCCCGCTTAACCGTCAGGATTTCCTTCAGTTCTGACATTGAGAGCATTCGAACAGCATCATCGAATACAATCTTAGCCTGGTCTTTCTTCACGGCTATCGAGTAGATTTCCGCACCTACCTCACCATCAGCAATGAGGAAGTAAAGCCCTAGACCTGAAGCTAAGGTGGACTTACCGTTCTTACGTGCCACCCAAATGTTTGCCTGTTTGAAACGGCGAAAGCCGGTATCTTTGTAAACCCAACCAACGATAGAACCTACACAGAATTGCTGCCAAGGCATGAGCTTCATGACAGTACGTGCAAGCTTACCTTTCGTGTGTCTAATGAACTTGTAGAAGTCAATGACTCGTTGAGCCTTTACAGGGTCGAAGCGGTATGGATATGACGGGTCATACATTGACCGATACATATCTTTGAAGTGACGTTCAGCAGCTTTTCTTACCTGCTTACACGCTTTGATTTTGCCTGACAGAATATCGTCAGCGTACTTGTGGACTTGCTCGTAGGTTTGATCATCGTCAGTGAGGTTATGGTTTACCAACTCTTTACGTACACGCTCAATTTGAGCCTTAGTTGGGTTCATAGACCTCCTTATTTATCAATGAATTGTTTCACCTCGTTTGAATCAATGCGTAGGTTGTAATGAACTGGGTCGAAGTACCCGATTAGAGTCCCCTTGTAGATAATCGTGAAAATGTCACAAAGGGGGAAGTGACGGATTTCTGAAGGGTCAAGTTCTGGATGTAACTCGACCACCAAACCGGAAAGTGTCATTAGATAACCTCGCTTGAAATCGCTTCGAAGAACACAGCAGGAATCCAAAGAGGATGTGAACCACGTGGTGTGTGGATAGTCACCATGTAGCCGTGAAGGTCGTTAAAACCTTCAGGTAGGTCTTCCACGTCTCCTAACAGCTTCCAAGCCTCACCGCTTGAGAATGGCTGCGCGTCAACGATGGTGTTAATTAGGAATTTCTTAGGCTTTGTCACATTGCCTCCTTGGTTTGTTCAAGTTAATTAGAAACGCATACCTACACGTGCAATAACAGCGTCAGCGAAGCCGTCATTACCGCCTGTGTTGTACCAATAACGATACTGAACGCCTGTGTACCAATCTTCGTCAATATCGAGGTAAGCACCGAGCGCACCGTTCATTGTCCACTCACCTTGTTGACGGTCTGTCTCATGCCATGAGGTCAGGTTCAGTCCTAGCAACTTGGTGTTACCTGACCAACCAACCATCACAGAATCTTCCACGTTGAACGTAGAGTCAGCCCATGCGTAACCAACGAAGGGAGCGAAGTTAAACTCTAAGAGTTCACCTTTGAATTGAATTGGATAACCAACGCCCGCCAACGCTCGGCCTTCATTCCCGTAAGCGTCTTCGTAGTACGAGCCTTGTACATAGAGGCTCATTGGGTTTTCGTTAAGAGCAACGTGTGTTGTTACCTTCGAGAATCGACTGTTCAGCGAGTATTCTTCATGGAAGCCGTAGACGTTGAACGTCTCATCCATGTAACCCGCTTCGACACCTACTGCGTAGGACGTATCAGTTCCCGCTTCTTTCGTTGCGTTATCACCGTACAGACCTGACCACTCATAAGTGTCCATGTAGACAGAGCCGTAGGTGTTAGCCTTAACGCCTACAGCAAAGAATGTGGCTACTGTTGCCAGTGCCAAAACTAGATATTTGTTCATTTAGCCTCCTTTAGTTTACGTACTGAATCCATGATGTAAGCGATAGTCAGACCACTCGCCCAAATGAAGGTCGATTGAGTCAGCCAGCCAACCACAGCGTGTAAGTAAGGGACTGCTAGAGGGTTCGAAGGGAATATCAGGTCAGTGAATGCCACTAGGAATACGATGCCTGAGCCTACAAGTGTTGCACCCGCGTTGCTAAACGCCATGCGCTTAACAGGGGACGTAAACAACTTACCCATTCGACGGAAGACAAGAACGTCTACTGCACCACCAATCGTCACCGCTAGAAGTACACCCATGAAAATAGGTAGAGGCAAACCAAGGAACATCACGCATAGACCTGCTACAGCAGTTGTCAGAATCAGCATTTGACGCGCTACGTTCTTGAACCCTCGACCTTCACGTTCAGCCTGTGCTTGCGTAAAGGAACGCAACACGTCAACCAAAGGAACGATGGTTAAGGACGACAGGGGCATCCAAACAGGTACAGAAGCGATTGTTAGAAGATGAATTGGCGTAGACGTTAGGAACTGTGAAGCCACAGACGCTAAGACGTACAAGCCTAGAAGTGTGTAGTAGTTAATGAGCTTGCCCTCCATTGTTAGGTTTGATAGCCGCTAGGAACTCGCCTAGTGCCGATTTTTCTTGTTTGTTCTTTTCGTTCACTTGCACTTTTGAACGTGCAGCAGGACTCATACCTAGCTCACCTAGCATCTTCAGGATTACTTTGGTCTTATCGTCTCGAATCTTCAGTTTTGGATTCACAACGTCCTGCATGAAGCCTGTTGCGGTAGGAAGCTTGACCATTACGCCCTCTTCGCGTACCGCCTTGTTTAATTCAGCCCACTCTCCAAGTTCGTTCGAGAGCAGACCAACAATGACAGCATCAGCTTTTGTGATGATGTCCATATCGAGTCCATACCCCACGATTTCTTGGAAGTAGACGAATGCTTCTTCGTTTAGGAATCGTGGTGTTTGCGGAGCTTCGATGGCTAGTTGTGGATGATCTTCTTCCTTACCGTGTTTGTTTGGACGGTAAGTTCCATTAGCTTTAAGTTCTGCAATAGACTTACTAGGTCTACCCATCACGACCTCCTTTGTTTAATTCGTTAAATACCCTTTGAGGCTTTACCACCTCATCTATCAAGACCTCTTTAGTTCTTTGGCTCAATCGAGCCTCTTTGCTTGCTTTTTAAGCGCCTTGTTGTTCAAAAAATGACGAAAAATAAATCCCGTTTTGTGTAAAAAGCATGGGACGCCGCAATCGTCATACGAGCGCGTTACCCCGCACCCTCCCCCCCTGCCACCCCACGCGCTTCAATGGATGAAACAATTCGATAACAAACAGACACACGCAAGCCACCTACCGAGGGGCAAGCTAGTAAATAAATATCTCTTTATGTTTCTGCTTAGGGAGTGAACAGAGGTGTTCTATTAGGGAGGGAGATATAGAGGGGTGTTTATTGGTTGGCTGTGCTCACAGCTTGAACAATCGCTCTCATGACTTCTTTCTCTGTTTCACTGTCAGGGCAGCGCACACCCGTAAATAGTTCGGTAATGTTTACACGCCCATTCTCATAACGAAGAAGATAGAAAACGTCTTTATATTCCACTGTTGCACCGTCCAATAGTTCGACATTCAGCACCATATAGAAGCCCTCCAAAACTTTTTTAAAAAATTTATTGAGAAAAAATTGTCTCACACCTGTTGATAGTAACCATGAGACGATTTAATCTCATGCTCATCGAAACGAGACAGCCTGATTGAGACGAAAATATCTCATAAAGTTGTTGACAAAGACCTATGAGACGAATTAATCTCATAGGCATCAAATCAAAACACACACAAGGAAATACACATGAAAACTTCAGAAATCATCAAAGCTCTAGAAACTTCAGCTAAAGCAATGAACGAGTCTACTATTTGTATTCGCTTCTATGGTCTTGCAGATGGTTGGGATATTTGGCTAGACGCTCAAGAAATCGTAGAGTCTTACGACAGCAGCCTAGAATCTTGGATTTCTGAAGCACTTCAAAACGAAGCTAACCAAGAAGAAGACAAGGCAAACGAAATCGCGCACGACATTTTAAACCGTGATTGGTGCGTGGTGGACGACGAAGGCGGTCTTGTTGGTTGCTTCACTTCTTACGGTAGCGGTTGGGGCTTCATGGATTGGGAAGGCTACAAGGAAGCCCTAGAATCAGACGTTGACGCTGACCTATTGCTTGCAGCTATTGAAAACGGAATTGAAGCCTCAGAGGTTTCTGACCGCTACTACGGTGAGTTTACTGTGTCTATCTGTCAATTTATGAACAACGCAGAATCTACAGCGTTCGCAGAGATGTACGCAGAGGAAACAGGCTTACTTTCTGAAATGCCAGAACACTTGAAACAATATTTCGATTACGAGCGTTACGGGCGTGACCTAGCAATGGACTTTACATTCATTGATTCAGGTCGTATCGAGAACTGTGAGCGCGTTTACTACGCATTCCACAACTAATTTAAACTTTAAGGGGCGAAAAGCCCCTTTTAACAACAATTTAGAGGGTTAAACCTATGAAACTAAACAGCGCACAGACAAAACGACTTGTAAAGGCTCTTTATGACGACGAAGTAACACAAAACGCCCTCTTTGCGGTGTTCTTGGAGGATGTGCCAGTTTATAGAGCAGAACAGCTTTTTAACCAGAAACACAACACACTCAAATCGAAAGTGAACAAGGTTAAAAAGAATGCAGCCCTCATTGAGACGGTGATGGATATTAAATGATCAGTTAGACGAAATCATCTCATATTATTGTTGACTAACCCCTGTGAGATAATTTAATCTCATACCCATCAAAACACACACAAGGAAACAATATAATGAACGTTGAAAAACTAGCTCAAGCAATCGAGAAAGCGAACGCAGGTAAACAAGCTTTCGTTGGTCGTGCTAAAGATGGCCGTTACCTAAGTTGGAACGGTAATCTAGTAAAATCTCGCTCACAGGCTATGCGCTTGGTAAACCCTAAACTATTCACAGAAGGGGTTTACGCTAAGTATGAACTAGAAGCGGTGGAGGTTAAGTGATGGTTGTATTTAACCTCGATGTACTAACCGAAGTTGCCCTGTATCGTGACCTAGAGGTGAGAGCACCGCGAGGTCAAGCAATTAGAAAGCTCCTTGAGCTAATCACAAAGAATTAATTAAAGAGCGTCCCTAGTGGACGCTTTTTGCATATCTTGACGTTTGAAACAGTCTTAGCCGCGAGGAAATCCCCGCGCCCACCACCCACCACCAAGACCACGCAGAGCAACGCGCTAGGCTCGTAAACTGTCACAGAGACTAGCCACGCCACCACCTACCACCTCAATAACGCCTCTAGAATTTACGTAGAGACAACTGTTTCTCATGTGCAGGCTAAAACAGGACGCTATGAGACAATTTCGTCTGTAGATGCTGTTTTTAATGCCTTATATATTAATAACTAAAGGGAACTCTAGGCGGTCATTTGGACACCCCTCAAGGCTACCAAGTGACCGCCGCTTTACAGCTTAAGTCCCCGCGCTTCTGTTCGAACACGCAGAGAGCCACCCAAGGCAAGAACTTTTAGAAGATTTAAGTTTGAGACGCTACCGCGAGGGTCATTTGTCTCAAGACATAAATCTCATTTTTTCCGCCCCTATTTTCCCCAACCATTTTCATTCGCCATACTATTTTTAGTTCGTCGTTTTCGGGCGTGAATGGTTTTCGTAACGTGGCATGAACGACACAATGTACGAAGATTCGTTATGTCCAAACGTCTTGAGAAGTCGTCTTTTATCTCGACCACGTGGTCAACGTCATAACCTTCTCGAAGAAATCCGTTGGCTTTACACTCCTCACATAACGGGTCACGTTTAAGCTTCAATAGGCGTAAATCTCGCCATGCTTGAGAGCCGTAGAAGGATTTGTATTTGTCTTCGTAGCGTCTTGCTGAAGTCCTAGCGCGTTTCTTAGCGTGTTCTCTAGAACGTTCATCAGCTTTTTGTTGGCATTTCGAACAGTAGCGCGAGGACGTCACACTCTTACACCCAGCAGATGCACAGACTTTACGCATACTTTATGGAACTCCACAGAAAAAGCCCCCTATCAAAATTTGATGTTCATTAAGGTGGGTAACACAGGCTTGCCATAACAAACATATCATTACCCATTATGGGTTACGCATCGATGATTGAATGAATATGTTCAGTTAGTTTGGATATACAAAAGCTATGAGTAGTGAAAGGCTAACCTCCTACTCAAATTGCTATCTGGTTTTACACAAAATGTGATTTGATGGAGTGAAAATACAATTGAGATGAGAATGAAAAAATCAAGGAAATTTTTTTTGTTTGTGCCTAGGGTTTGTTCATTTTTATAAGCCGTATGCGCGCGAGTAAGACACCACATAAACAATAGGGTTAGCAATTACTTACAAGAATTTTGAAATTGGTAGGTTATCCACAAGACGTCCAAGAACTGTAACTTGCAAATACTCAGCCAGCACATTATCGTGTGCCTTGGTTGTTAAGACGACCACTACATGTAGTGGCTGATGTTTGTAATCAACCGCTTTTTGTTATACCGATGACACGTTTGCACTGTTCGAGGTTAAACAGCAGTGTATGTTTAAAACTGAGTCATCAACCTCTGTGGTTAATATACGATTTTTGTAAAAAAGTTTACATTGAGTGTATGGAGAGTTAAATGACAAGTAACTATTGATCGATTTTGAAGTTCGAAGTAGTATGCTATAAATTTAGTATTGAAGGTGTTTTATCATGTTCGACTCCATAGATTTTGAATCAGTAACTATAGGCTCTAGACGTTCTTCTGCAAATGAGCAGGTTACGATTACGCATTTGACAAAAAAGAATGGGACGCAAGAACATATATATCGCTTGTCAAGAGATACGCTAGATAAGTTAGGTTTAGTTTATGGTGATAGAGTAGATATTCTTTACAGCAAAGACCAGTCGGTTTGCCGAATTCAGAAAGTTGAAAAAGGTGGATTGAAGCTAGGTCAGCAAGTTAAAGATAATGAAAACTCTGCCGCACTGGTTCGTGTTGTGTTTCGGCCTGATACTCATCCAGACCTGTTGTCTAAGGCAAAGAATATTCGTAATCCTGAACGTGACAAATGCAAGTACGGATTTAAAGACAATAGAATTGAGTACAAAGAGGGGTGCCTGACGTTTGAATTAAAACTTGTAGATTAAGGTTTGTATCGTCAGATACAACAACGCCCTCAAAAGAGGGCGATGAGGGATAAGCAAAGCAGAGCATATAAATGCGCTGAGATACTTAACTGTGACGGTTTAATCTTATGCGCTGCTTATATCACTGTCAATGCTTATCCATTTTGAAAACGTCCAGTAACGGAGGTATTCCTATGGACAATATCAAGCACGATAAGTGTTTAAACAAATGCTTTTGCCTTTGTAAAGGTAAGCAAATCTGTCTTTTCTGTGAATGTAAGGAGTGGATGATATGAGCAGCAAGAACGGCAATTACTATCAAGATGGTTATGTATATTTTAGTTCGTATAAGCATTACATAACTGGAGAGATTATCTATCCAAAAACTGCCAAGTGCTTTCGCATAAAGGTTAGATAGTAAGTGTAGAGTGAGCACCCTAGGGTGCTCCTTTTGTATCCGCTGTTCTAAATGTTAGCTATTATTCTTCGCCCTGCCCTCGTTAGCTACTTTCTTTTTGACTTCCTTTATTGGTTTCTCTGTGACCAACTCTAAGTCATGCTTGTAGGTTTCGTAGTGTTCTTGGGAAACCGTGAAGATTTCACCTTTCTTGTTCTTTACTTGCATTGATTGATTCTCCTTCATTGTTGTTAGTGGTAGTAGTTACTCCTTATGGAACACCTTGTTCTCAATCTTATCGACCTTCAGTTCCAAAGCGCCTTGACCATCTTCTAGCAGACGGATACGGACTTCTTGATCACCTTGAATTGTCACCACTTTGTCTAGCTTGTTATTAATTACTGCACGTTCTTGTGTGGCTGTGTCCATTCGTTCCTTCATGATTTCCGTGAAGGAGTAAGTAGACATAATCCAAGTGACAATTGGGACGATAACAACAGGAAGGAGGTCACGTAATGAAATGTTCATATGTCCTCCTTTGGTTATTCGTAAGGAGAGGACACAAAGAAACATATAATATTCTTTACGTCCTCTCTAATACGAAGGGAGGTTATTAATTGAACGCTTATCTAGATGAGGGAATGTATGAAACAAGCTCAGAAAGTGTATCTGAATCATATAGTTCGTCGTACTTAGCATAGGATTCCTCATAGCCTTCAAAGTCTATATTAGATGCCAAATGAGCAAAATCAGTGTACATATCACCAATATACCCATCAGTCACACTCAGGATTCCTAAAAAACTCGTTGCTATATACTCATACAACTGACCAATAAACATACGCCCATCATCAGGCTTGACCTGTATTTCAAGCGTACACGTCAATCCAAAGAGACTGTTAAACCTATCCATTTGCTCATAAATGAGAACAAAACGGCATTCCACTTGATTCCTAAGAACGTCACCAAATTTTCGATCTGTAAGTAGTTCCACTAATTCATCAATACACTCGTTAAGTTTTTCTTCAAACACACGGTTAAACCTACCTAACTTCTTGTAAGAATATATAGAACCGTAGCTCAAGCCCCGGTCATGTCTCAGTTTAATATTGGGAATAACATTATTCCTTATTTCTTCCAAATTCGAACGGAAGTGTTCGATATGAGCATAACGTGCTTTGAAATTATTGTCTTTTATAGTTTCATTTAAAGCTTCACTTTGAAGGCTCAACTGTTTTTGTTGGTTGTCAATATTGTGTATTGAAATTAGCACCGTAACTAAAAGTGATAGCAAAGCTAAAGAACCTAGCTCTTTAGGTAGCTTGTCAAAATAATCCATCACAGGTTTGATCAGATGGCTATACTTTTCAACATCAAGAAACGGAGTGACCAAAATGAAAACAGAAACTGCCAATAACAGCATTAAGAGGGTGTAAGCACCTGAAGAAATAGCCTTTTTCACGTAAGGAATACCTTAATCTCATACGAATCTATGTGAATCTATATCATAGTGACTTTTAAGCAGCAATGAATGAGGTGCATAAAGCACCTCACGTTAATATGTAGTGTAAACCTTACCCCTCACACTCTCTGCCAAATTCTTCACATCTGGATGGTCAACAGCATCAACTTTCTGTACTCGACCAAGAAAGTGCATCATGTTAAACCAATGTTCGTGAACATCATGCAAAGTCTGAAGGTACGCCAAACTGATACCCTCGCCTTCACCTGTACGATCACGCTCACGGATGCGCTCAAGACACAAACGTGGTGGAGCAGACAGATACAGATAAAATTCCGGTGCAGGTACACGAAGGACGTGCCCCGCTAGAGCATCAATAATATCAGGACGGTTAGCTGCTAGACTGAACAGTTCTGTTGCAAAGACCGAACGTTCAACCACATAGAATTTCTTTGGGTCGAGCGCGTTGATTCGTTCAGCCATGAAATTAGCCACGTACAATTGAAGTTTGGCTACATTTTCAGGCGTAGGGTTCTCGTATCGTTCTTTTAGTAACGTTTGGAAGCCTTCATCAAACTCGATGCCTTCCTCCACCGCTTCCCAACCTAATTCATCAGCGAGACGGTGAAGTAAAGTTGACTTACCTACCCCAACGTTACCTTCTAGGGTAATGTAAGGCATTCTATCTTTTTACTCCTTGTTAAATCTCTTCGTAGACAATGATTGTCTTCTCAACAAGCTTCACTTCTGGACAGTCGATTTTTGTACCTTCAGCCCCCATCAGGCCAACACTATAAGAACGCCAGTACATATCCAGATAATCAACTTTGTACAGCTTGCCCTCATACTGGAAAACAAGCGTGTTATATGGTTTACCGTTCTTGACCGCTTCTTCATCAGACATAATTTTGAAGCCTTCAAGCTTACGGTTAACAATCAATTTAACTAGGGTATGAACTTTGAAAATCATTGCGAATTACCTCGTGTGTTGTAGGGGTCTTTCATTGCGTCTTCCATTAGTACAAATGCTTCAGATAGCTTCTTGATTGCTTCTTGAACCTTTGGATTGAAGTGAGATAGGACGCAGTGTTGAAGATATGAGTTAGCTGTTTGAGAGTGAGTGATTGCGTGGTTCAGTAACGCTTCTTGGTGAGCGTTCCACATCAGGTACTTCTTAGACACGTGGCTTTGTTTTAACCTCAATTACTTTGTTGATGTGATCAGCGAGAGCGTCTAGATCAATCTGACCGCTTGAATCAACCACGGTCACAATACCCGCCCATTCGCCCATGTAAGCCCAATCTTTATGTGCTTTTTCAACACGCTCTAGGTAGTCAAGCGGAATCGTCTGTTCACATTCACGACCACGTTTAGCGATTCGCTGAAGGCAGAGTTCAGCCGGACAATGTAGGTACAAATAATGAAGAGGTTGAGGTACGTGTTTGAAGTCTTGAAGTGTCCACGTGGCTGTGTCCGTGTGATTCTCTGCGATACAGAACAAAGCAGCACCTTGAAGACTTCGTTCCATGATGTAGTTTTTGTTAGGGTCTAGCTTGCTAACAAGGTCAGCTCGATAGTTCGCTAGATAGACTTGAACAATGTCAAAGTCAGTCTTAGCTTTTGATTCATAGAAGGCAGCGAGGCAATCTTGAAAGCCTTTATCAGTTTCGATGCCTTCATGAATAACTTCGAAACCCAATTTAGCCGCTAGAGGTTCTAGGACGGTTGACTTACCCGCCCCAATGTTTCCCTCGATAGCGATGTACATTAAAGTCTCCTTATAACATTCGTTTCACTTTGCGGGTTGCCTTGCGGTCACGACGAAGCTTTTTGTTTACTTTGTTGTCTTCGGGTTCGTAATCATCAAAGCGTTCACGCTTACGTAGGCGAGACGGGCGCATTATTCAGCACCCTCCTTTGTTGACGCTTTAGGCTTCACATCAGCAGCTAGACCAATCAGCTTGTTCGCTAGGTCTTGAACGTGTGCCGCCTTGTCAGTACGAGCAGTTGCTTGCTCACGGACGGTCTTAACTTTGTCTTCAAGCTTGACCGCCTTTTCTTCTTCTTTAAGTGCCTTATTCAGATCACTTGCCGCTTCTTTCACTAAGGCGCGGATAATGAACTTCAGGACTTTGCTCAAGATAAGTGACATTTTCATTTTGCTTGCTCCATCATCAATTGTTTGACGTAACACGCAGCGTCTAGCAGTTCTTCGTAAAGGTCTTGCAAGGCGTTGCGTCCGTTGTGAGTCATGAGAGGTGTGCCATATGTCTGAACACCTTTAGCTAGGCGGTCAGTTAGGTCTTTCATGACTTCAGGAACGACAGCAGTCGAGTTAGCCGCAAGGCTTGGTTGAGGTTGTTCTTGTAGAGTTTCACTCATGTTTTCTTTACCTTCTTCGTAGTGTTGAATGATTCGTTCAGCGTCTTTAAGAGGCACAATCTCAACTACCTCGTGACTACGCCATTCACCGTTATAGACAGAGCGTGGTGTACCCTCATCGTCTAGGAAGTAAGGAACGTGCTTGTGATGTGTCCGTGACTTGGGACGAAACAGAACGTAACGATTACCAACAGTCACACCTTGGGGTTTTCCCCACCATCCACGAAGGACGTAACTACCTAAACATTCGATTTCTCGTTGGGTAGCCATAACTTCACCTCTTTGTTCTTAAAGTCGTAATCAGACGCACGACAGATACGAGCCACACGCGCTTGTTGAAGGGCGTACTCTTCGCTCAGACCTGCTTTGCGGTAACACGAAACCACCGTGTCCCATGCGGAGGGACTTTCGACCTTACGCCAACGGGACTCTGTGACACCTTTACGTGCGCCTGTTTTGAATACATGGTCATATTGCTCAAACATGATTTTGTCTTTGAGCATTTGCTTTGCGGTATCCATACCGATTGATGGACAGCCCGAATAGCCGTCAGTCACGTCACCCGCTAGGGTTTGGCACAGATGGAAGAAATCAGCGTCTTCTTCAGAGTTCAACCAAGGCTCGAAGTCCTTTGCGGGGTTATAAAGCCAGACAGGTAGTGTCTTCATGTCTTTGTCTTCGCTGATAACAATCTTTCGGTAGTCAGGGTGAAAGCCTTTCCAAGTAGCTAGGATTCCCATCACATCATCAGCTTCTAGAGAGGGTCTTAGGTAGGTTTCGTAGTGTTCACCTAATCGGCGTTTCAATTCTGCTAGACCTACAGGCTTGCGCATGTCTTTGCGGTTGCTCTTATAGGTAGGTAGAACGTCTTTACGCCAGTTGTGATCATCAGTGAGACACATAACCACCTTATCTAACTTCAGTTGCGTGCGGATTTCGTCAATGCGGGATACCACAGAGTTGAACGCTTGAGTCATGTTTGTCATTAAACCGATGAACTCATCACCGTTCTGAAGGAAAACCTCTTCCATTGCCGTTGCGTTGGCTTGGAAGGCAAAAATATCAAGGTCAAACAAACCTAATCTCCTAGTTTTATTCATCTAGAATTCCCTTAAAATCAGAATAATAGTGATTATCGCACCGCACATTGTTACGTCGTCACAATGTGCGTGCATAGTGTTATTGCGGGTTTTTAATTTGGTAGATTGGAAATAATGGGGGGGTTATCGCGCAATATGCGTAAGTCCAACAGCGAAGGCAAAGGTGTTAATTAATACGAACAGTGCATATGTATTAGATATAACTGTCAGGATTTAAACCAAGAGACTTACCGATCTCGCGCAGCACAGCTAATTCGGTCTCATCAATTTCACCGTCTGCGTCAGCTATCTCAATAGCAATTATGAACGCTTCTTCTTTTTGTTTTTCGTCACTATCTACGTCACTGATCTCTTTCATTAATTTCATTTTAGCTAGACGAGCCCCTGCTTCATACATTGCTGCGTACTTATCAATGGTCTTGCCAATTTCAGAACCAAAATGCATCAAGTTATCGTTGGCTGAAATGATCTTGTCTAATTTTTCTAGCTCCTTCGCTGAACATTCACCATCGGCGTTAGCTACTAACACAGCAGCGGCAACAATTGCCTCCATTAGATCGCGGTTTTCTACCTTGTGTAGTGTTACTTGCGCAGCCTTAGCTTTTTTCTTGAATAGACCAAACATGTTCTTATGTACCTCTTATTTGATTTAGTGAGTTTCTTTCCATGACTTACCAATCTGGAAGTCAGCGTCGAGACGACAGATAAAGTTGAATTCTTTTTCCACGTGAGACATGGCTACTTGACATAGCAGTCCGATGTGTTCTGCAATTTCTTTAGTGCGGCAAGCTATCTGGACTTCATCGTGAACCCATGCGCAGTACATGAAGTCACCGTCAGCCCCATGCCGGTATCCGGATTGAATAGCTAACTTTTCAATTTCCACAATCCACGCTTTACAGATGAGCGCACCCGCGCCTTGCAACAGGGTGTTGAGGCTTGCGTGTTCTGAACGTGTATAAATTCGACGACCATCAATACCTTCGATGTACTTACTGGTCTTGTGTTGTTCTTTGCAGATTTCGATTAGGTTCTTTAAGGCAGGGAGACCTTTCATGAAGTTCTTCTGAACTTCTTCACCTTTGAGAATGTTGCAGACCTTCTCTCTAGTCCAAGGCTTACCTTGACGCTTAAAACGGTTGATGATTGGCTTGTGAGCACCTTTAGCTTTCCAGTTGAGATATTCTTCTTCAGTCCATCCAACTTGTTGACCTGTCAGTTCTGCACCACAGCCATACAGGAAGGCGTAGATAAATGTCTTCGCTTTCCGTCTAGCTTCCTCGTGTATTGGGTTATGAGGGTCACGAATTGTGCCTTTGGCAATGAACCCCGCAGCTTGAGCGTTAGCCCAATGAATATCACCGTTAAGAACAACGTCGATATATTTACCGCCGTCATAACGAGCCATGAAGTTAGCCAAACAACGTAGTTCAAGACCGGAAGCGTCCGAACCAAGCAACCACCATCCTTCAGGGACAGTGAATAGTTCACGACACTCAGCCCCGTACTCAGCACCACATGAAGGCACTTGAGCTACGTTAGGGAAGCTGTGAGTTGCACGACCTGTTACAGCACCATTAGGGTTCACAGAGCCGCGAATGAAACCGTCAGGATGAACGGTATTGAGCCAAGCCTGATTACCATCAGCCAATTGCCCTAAACGCTTCTGAACCAAGAACCACTCAGCCATGAGTTTGGCTTCAGGGAACTTGAGATCTTTCAGAATCGTTTCGTCCACCTTAGCTTCACCGCTTGGTGTGAACTCTTCAGGAGTCCAACCACGGTCAGTAAGAACCTTAATGATATGACGGCGTGAGGACGGGTTAAAATCAACCCATTTAACCTTTGTGAAGGGAGCACCTTGTGTGCGGGAGGCTGTAAGCGGGTTCTTGTAGTTGACTGTGCGTTCCGGCACGACAACACCATCAGATACCCACCACCCGCCAAACGTGCGAATGAGTTCGTTGTACAAGAACTCCCTACGGCCAGCGAGACGACCAAGAAGCTTGATAGCCTTCTCTTCGTCAAACTTGAAGCCGTTGCGTTCCTGTTGAGCTAGAACCCATGCAGCGTCATGTTCCAACTTGAGGGAACGCGCATAGTTCAGTTCAGCAACCTTACGCTCTAGACGATGGAACAGGTCAACGTTCACACGAACGTCTTGCATACAGTAGTCACCCATCATTGGAGTGAAGATGCTGCCCTTCCATCTTGGATCTTTCTTAGCGTCTTTAGGCTTGACCGTAGGGTCATAAACAGGTTGATCAGGGTCGATAACAGGGGCGTATTCCATCTTCAGGTTGCCACCTAGACGGACACCCCACGCTTCGAGTGAATGAGAGCCAAAGAGTTTACCAAGCGTGTATTTGCCTGAATTTCTTTGGTCAATGTCTTGGATATTTGAGAAAACAAGACGTGCCGCAACTAGCGTGTCAAAAGACTTGTCTTTCGGTAATTCCACGCCAGTTACTTTTTTGATTACTGGATGGTCATACTTGATGATGTTGTGACCTAGAGTTAATTGAGCACGCATCAGGCGGTCAAGACCATCCTTAATCGTACCTTTTGTCATCATCACCAAGTAATCGGCGTAAAGTGCCTCTTCGTGTGTATCTACGTTGATAATCGCAATACAGTGAATTCTAGTTACATCCTCAATCAAGCCGTCTGTTTCGATGTCGTAACAGAGCCTTTCTTGCATCATTAGAAATCATCAGATTGTGAGTTTTGGAACACCGCCCCTACTTCTGAAGCGATGCCTGTTGTTGCGTCATATTTGATTCGAGTCGTCTTACCTACGCCCTTACCAAACTTTCTTCGCTTGAGTTGTCGAATAGTGGTGATACTACGGACGTTAATGTCCTCGGCTTGTTGGTCACGTTCGAAGCCATACATTGCGTGTGACCAGTAACCAATCGCACGAGAGCCTTTGAAGTGTTTAATACTTACGCGCTGACCTTCTTCGTGTGACTTACCTTCAGGGGTCGATAGGTGTGAGACTAGATGGAACAAGACGTTGTGGCGTTTTGCGAACGTGGCAATGTCAGCCATAATGTCTTCTAGTTCTTTCTTCTCATCCTTATCACCGCCCGTAGCGAGAGCCGTTAAGTGGTCAATGTAGAAAATCCGATAGCCTCTACCGATTAGGTACAGAATCTTGAGTTTCACCTTCGACCAATCACACAGGCCGAAGTTGTCATAGATGAAACAACGTCCTGTGTACTTCTTGTAGGCTTTACGCTGTGCTTCTACGTCCAGTTGGTCAGGATGCCCCGCCTCGTAGTAGAGACGCTTGTCAGCCTTACCACCTAGATATTGAAGGATTTCTGTAGGGTCGTTCTCCATGAAGAACAGACCAACCTTTTGATGTAAGTGACGAATATCGAAGTCAGCTTGAGCACATAGGAAGTCCGTCTTACCTACGCCTGTACCTGCACCGATTGTGTGAATCTCCCCGAAATGACGACCATTACTTGAATCGTTCATGCCTTGGTAAATCCACGGTAAACCTTTAGGAAGGGGTTTAAGTGCAGCCTCAACGAGATCTTCTACTGACAATAGACCATCAGGTCGATGTTCTTGAGCGTTCCAGATAGCATTGATAAGTTCTTCTGTACGCCCCGCCAATAGCATTTCATTGGGGTCTTTCAACGGGAGAGACATTATCTTAACGTTGTGGTCGATAAGGAGTTCAGCAGCTTCTACAGCCCCTTCACGCCCCACTTCGTCCATATCAAAGCAAAGGATGATCTCTTCGAAATTCGAGAGGTAATCGAGATTGTTCATAATGGCTTTCTTCGCTGAAGAGATACCATTAGGAAGTGAAACCACAGGGTACTTGTTGGATTGCACCTGTGAGACGGTCAGCATATCAATCTCACCTTCAGTGATGATTAACTTCTTACCGCCTGAAAATAAGTGAGCACCGATTAGTTCACCCGTCAGTGTGCCTTTGACTAGAAACTGCTTGTTTTCAGTCCGAATCTTTTGAGCCACTAATTGACGGGTTAACGGGTCACGAACGTCAATGTATTGCACCCACTCACCGCCGCTAAGTTGGCCTACCTTGTAGCCATACTTTTTGCATGTATCCTCACGAATACCGCGTTTAGTGAGCGCACGAACTTCACCCTCAATCGGGGTAAATTCTTTACGTTCTTTCTTGGGTTTAGCTTGTTGTTTCTGTCTTGGTGGACGCTGATTGTCCGTTGCGGGTTCGAAGTAATCACACCCGTTTGTGAAGCAATGTGCGTGACCATCATCATAACGAGCTAAGTTATCTTTAGAGCCACATTTGGGACATGGCTCTTTGTGTAAGAAATTGCTTTCTTGAGCCATCGAGGGATACCTTTAAGGGTCTTTAGTGTTGTAAAGCTTGATGTCGTAACCTAAAGCGTCTTCATCCCTTGAGATGTACTTGGTTGCAGACATAACCACGACCTTGTTGTCGTTAAAATCTGGATAGGCTTTTTGCATTGCATCTAGAAGAGGCTTCCAAATGTTATCGAGGTCAGAGAGGCGGTTACGGAAAGTAGCATCAACGTGGATTGCTATAGGTTTTGTGAAGTCAACGTGGAGCGATTCAGCAGGAGGCAGAAGCCTACAAACCTGTGCGCTCCACTTGCGGTATTTAGCACTGTCCACCTTACGCCCTAAGTGCATTTCATTGGTGGACAGAGGCTTTATCCGCACACTGAAGCGGTCAATCAATTAGAAGTTTCCGTATTCATCATCGTCGTCATCTTGTGGACGACCGCCAAAGCTCGGCGCTGCACCATCACCGTCTTCTACTGAATAACCTTCACCCGCACCGAACGTTGGAGCGTTACCACCTCCTTCATAAATCTTCGCTTGCTTGATCTGAATGTGAGTTGGCTGTAGCGCGATGTAAGCAATGTTACGGAATTCAGAAATGTAGAATGCGAAGTTCAAATTCAGGACAGTACCCGCAGTCAAGTTAGGGACGTCTGTGATTGGGTTCATGCGCATATCCCAAACCTTGAACGGGTATTCGCCTTCTTTGAATTGACGTACCTTGAATTGGAATTGCACTGAACCATCGTCAAGACGCTTGTATGGACGTTTCGGTGATGGTTTTGCGCCGAGTTCACGCGCTTGTTCTTCCAGTGTTGAATCAATCGCAGACACAAGCTTTTCAGCCAAGTCACCTTTCAACTCTGTTTGAAACTTAAAGGTAGGTTTTTCAGGGTCGTAAACGTCAGGTTTGCCGATGTTCACGTAGCCTGTCAGCTCGATACCTGCAAGTTCTTTCTTTGCGTAAACAATCTTAAATGCCATTAAGTGTGTACTCCTTCTGTTGAGTTAGTCGTTATCCCCCTCTTTGCGTGGGTTCGTGAAGTGAACGACACCGTGTTCGTCCACGTAGTAAGTTGATTCCATTTGGGAAATCCTTTAGTTGTTGAATCTATTGGTGAGGGACTAGCTGATTCTGTCCTCAAGCTCGATTACGGCTTCTGTGAGGTCAGTGATTGCATCTTCTAGTTCCGGTGATAGGTCGTCAGGAAGGACGCAAAGGAACGAATCGAAAGCGTCTGAAAGAGCCGCGATAGGCTCACGGACAGACTCAAGTTCACGTTCTTGAACCTTCATTCCTAGCTCTACCATTGCGCTAATTGCTTCGACGTTGATGTTCCCAATAAGGGTACGAATCGCCCAATCCATAGCGCACAGGTCAGAAATGAACTTATGGTCAATTGCGAATAGAGGCGAACGCGCCACTTCACGTTGAGACATTCCCATGCGAACGAAGAACAGAGCGTTAAACGCTACATTCTGGTTGCGAATACCTTCTTTACCCGTCAAATGACGAAACGCTGTGATGTGCTTGTAGATGGTACTAATCGGACGATTGAGTACCTTAGCGATTTGATGTGCATTCATGCCCTCGCCCATAAGCTTCAAGACCTTCAAAGCGCGGTCATACTTTGGAGGTTTGCCAAGGTCATTTTTGGAAATCATAGCCACTCCTTTGTTGTTAATGTCTGATAGGGAGGGAAGCAAAAAAAGACCGCCCACGAAGGACGGTCAGAATGAGCAACACTGTGAATTAACGACAATGCTGAACTATTTGATAATATTAATTGCTCTTAGGGCTTTTGTTTGCTGTTCCGCAGACATTGAGAAGAACTGTGCAGCCCATTGCTCAAGGTCAACTTCAGGGGTCACATCAGACTTAACAACGTTCAACTCTTCTTGACGACATAGTGAGTTGATCAGGTCGTCAATGTCAGTGCCTACGCTGTCACCGAAATCGTAGTCCTCACCTAGCTCGACCACATCATCTCCGTCACTCCAAGGAATGCTGTTATCCGCCATTTGGCTAAAATCAGCAGGTTCTTCAGAAGTGTCGAAATCCGCCATTTGGCTAAAATCGACAGTCTTGGTTTCTTCGTAAGCAGCAATAATACGGATAACTGTGTCACGAGAGCATTCAACAGCACGAGCAATCGCAGCGTTTGTCTCACCTGCTTCGTAAAGTCTTTGAATCTCGTAGTCACGCTCTAGGTCAAACTCAGCGTTTGTGTCTACGACTGCACGTTCGAATTTACGTGGGGAGCATTTTAGGAGAGCACGAAGTTTGTTCTTATCCCATGCGAAGCGAGACTTCTTGAACTCGTTCACACGGCTTGATTCTTTGACAGCACGAATGATTAGCTTCAGGTCGTCTACAGTGGTTGCCTTACCGTGTTGAGCGTTAACGTCAATTGCTTCAAACAGTGCAGCCTCTTTTGACTCCACATCAACCACATCAACTTCAATTTCTGTAGCACCCGCTTCCTTCGCGCCAAGGATTCGATGAGTACCGTCCTTAACGAAGTACGTTACGTTGCCCTCTTCGTCTACTACACGAGAAAGCACAGGACGCTCTTTAAACTTACCGTCTGTTTCCCACACTGAAGCTAGGTCTGCTACGTGCGTTGCGTCAGTGAAAGTACGGAATTGGAAAGCACGATCAAAAGTAATATCGGCGATAGAAACAGTAATAGTAGTTTTAGTCATTTAGTTCACCTTAACGTTATCTTTAAGAAGTCTTTAAGGAGGTATCTGAACCTCTCCTATGCAGAGGGAGGTCTGAACGCCTACCCCTCAGTTGCCTCTTAATGACAAAACGCTTGGCAAACCCATTGCTTAGTGCGATCTACTTAACGCTTCTAGAGGCAACGGACGCGGATTTTATAAACATGGTTCCAATGTATGAACTAAATATATATGTGAACTATTTGATTTATTCTTATAAATTTCATTAGAAAAAGTAATGGTATTTTTTAGACAAAAAAAGGGAGTCCCCGAAGGAACTCCCAATGATTTATGAGTATTTTTTATGCTTTAACAGAACGGGTATTGAGCAGAACGCAGCTTGTCGATTAAAGCTTCATCACCAAGTTCAGGGAACGGGATGATTTGGTCACGGTACTCTTCATCAATCTGTGCCTCTAGTTCTTCCGCAGTGCGCTTCAGAAGGTCACGGTCTAGCATATCTGCCATTGTGTTCTTCAGTAGCGTTACCATCGTTTCGGTATCAGCAGCGTGAACAGCGAACGAATCATGAACAATTCGCCAGTGGTTCAAGCCGTGGTTCTTCGAACCTAGAGATAGAACCTTTAGAAGAAGTGAAGCGTCCAATGAATGAACCCAGTTAGGTGCAGCACCGTTCTTCTGGCCGTTTGCATCAACTTCACCTGTATGACGCTGTGAGGTCGTCTGAATGCGCTTCTGGCCTGTAATCATAGAGTCAACTTTGAACTTCTCTACCTTCTCGTAGCGTTGCTCTACAATCAATCCTAGAGGCGTTGTCCAACGCATCTTACGACCACTCTTAGCAATCAACTCAGCGTAACGCTGTAGGGACTGCATCACTCGCGCAGGACGTTCAGCCATTTTACAGATAGCTTCATAGTTGATGTTACCTGCTACCGTTGCTGCGTCTTTAGCGTCCTTCAGAGTAGCCCAAGGGAAACCTAGAGAAGTAGGATCACCGTCTTTACCTACAACCTCGATTACCTTGTTAAATTCAGGTTCTAAGTGGTCAACAATCAGTTGGTCACGCATACCAAACTGAGCAGAACCGTAGAAGAATGTCATTGTGTTACGCTTCAGCCAGTTACGAGTGAAGCTGTACTCATCCTTCATAGCGTAAGACCAGTTCAGAAGCTTCTCAGCGTGTTCACGGTCAGCCTTACGTTGTGCTTCGTCCTTAGCTTTCTGCTTTTCAATCTTAGCAAGCTGTTTAGCAATGCGTTGAGCTTCCTTAGCAGGGTCTTTAAGAGGTCGTCCCGTTACCTCGTATTCGTTGTATTTACGGGCTTCTAGCTCACCTAGTTGAACCTTACGCATCAACTCAGCAGCGATACGAGCAGCTTCACCGTAAATGTCCTGCATGAACTCTTCACCGTTTTCATCTACTTCAGCAGGTAGACAGTTCGTGAACTTCATTGAGGACTCGCAGCGTGTCAACGTACCTAGAATCTGAAGACCAGAACAGGACGCATCACAAGCGATACCAACACGGCTCTTAAACTTGGTAGGGTCTTCCATCTTCCACGCCTGAACCAGTTCACGAGCCGCTTGTAAGAACTGGAATGGCTTGTCTGTGTGTTCCCAACGATAATCAGACATTGGGTTTGCCACACAGGACTCAATCATATCCCTGTGAGCCTCAACGTAAGCAATACGTTGCTTGAAGTTTCCTTTATCGTAACCCATCAGGTTTGACACGTTGATTCGTAGCCAATCCCAACCTGTCTTACCGATTTCTTTAGCCACATCGAACAGGATTAGGGCTTTCTCATGGTCTGCACCTTGAGGGTTCAGTAGAGGCGTTGCGTAGTAAACTCGACCTCTATCATCAGACTGCGTTGGAAAGTAAATCGAGGTGTACATCTTGAGACTGTCTGCAATCTCGATGGTACGCATCAGGTTACTTCTCGCACCTGCTTGTTCTACCGAGCGTTGACGCGCTTTCTGTTTCGCTGTACGCCATTGGTTGAACGTTGAGAGGATGCTTGCGTTAGCGTCCCCTATCTCCTTGTAAAACTTCTCTACGTGCTCCTTGCGTTTCCATTGAAGTTTCTTTTTGAACTCAGGGGTATTTGTCTTAACCCCTTCTTCCTTCTTCCGAGCAGTGTATTCAACGTTCTCTTTATTTGCCTTCTTCACTGCTTCTTCGTATTGCGCCCTTAGCTTCCGTCCTAACTCGACCTCGCTGTCCAGCAATGGGCATTCAACTTCAGGCTCACCAAACGAAGGTAACTTAGCGAATTGCCTTGGTTGGTTGACGATCATCTTCAGGAGGTTTAGCGTGTCAACGTCGATGATGTGACCGGTTCGAGAAGCTACGTTATGACCGTCAAGGAAGTGAATGAATTCTGGATGTTCAACTTCGCGTAGCTGTTTCAGTAATGAACGGTTTCGAGTCTTGAAGAGAGACATTGGGCTAAACGCTGTGAGGTATGCCCCGCCGTCTGTCATGCCTCGTGTCCATTTAACAGGAGGAACAATCATTGGGAGACGACAGTTAGCCGCCGCGATAGAGGCTTCAGCGTGTTTGTTGATGCGTGCCGCAGCCTTTGGAGATAGTTTCAAAAAGGTATCAATATGTTTCACTGTCTTACCTCATAAAAAAAGCACCGAGAGCTATCAACCCTCGATGCTGAATATAATGAATTAGTTTACATGTTACAACTATTGACTAAGGTGAACCTTTAGAAATAACAATTTGTGTTTACCTCACGTGTTTCCGTGTCGAACAAATCAGTGGATTCCATAATGACGCAGAATAAGATTTGACCACAAGTGACCTTCACGTTTTGATCCCACTCACTCCACGTTTGCTGATTCATCCGCAACTGGTAACGTAGAGTTTTCATACGACCACCTGAAGTTGGTTGTTGCTCAAGCATTCTCTTCATTGATTGTGTTAGTTGGCTGTTAGCCTCACGTTCCTTAACGTAGTTCAATGAGAGTTCCACCAAGTCACCTAAGCGATGAATCACACCTGTCACGCTCACGTTGTCCACTGAGTTAAGCATGGTATCTAAAGCATCAGACACCAAAGTCTCACGGTCTTTCTTAGATAGAGCTTTGAATAGTGGTATTAGTTTGCCAGTTTTACTCAAAGAGTGATGCTTACTTTCTATAAACTCTTCAAACCCTTCTACTGCTTTATCTAGCTGTGATTGTACTTCCTTACGAGTACCGTCAAGGTCAGCGTAAAGCCCCATGCTTGCTATTTGCTGTTGACGCTTACGTGCCTTCTCACGAGCATATCTTTTAGCTTCTTCCTCACGTTGTCGTTGTAATAAATGAAGATGAGCTTCTTCAGGAGAAACTTCGATAGTAACTGTTGAAATCATTATGTTTACCTCTAGGTTAGTCTTAAACGAAGGGAGGTTATTCATTAACCAAATCAGCGTTAAGAGCGTCGAGGCGTTCCTTAATGTATTCCAAATGTCCCAACAGTGATTGACGATCTGTTGTGTTCTGTGCCAACTGAGTAACCTTCAAGACTTCACGAAGGTCTTCTTCATGAAAGACAGACAAACGACTCGTTAACAATGCCTCCAAGCGCAGCTCATTGGTGCGGAGTATTGGCTTTATACGAGGTAGAAGTGGTGCGCCTGAATGGTCGTTGACAGCCTGAATGTAGGTATTAGTAGCCACTTTAAGAACAAAGTCAAAGAGTCGTTTATCTGTGCTATTCAT